ACGTTTGCTGATGATACTTGCATAGTATAAGATGCTTGTCCATTGACTACACTAATTGCATCGCAAACTTGAAAGTTACCAATTACAGGGCTGTTGCCGATATATGCCATTTATTCTCCTAACTATGTTTTCTTCCGTATAAATTAAATTTACCTGAACTAATTTGTCCTGATTGCATATAAAACCTACAACCTGTTACAGTATAATCAGAACCTACTCCATGATAGCTAGCCCCTGTACCTCTTACGACTCCTGGTTCAGCACCAGCGTTAAAATATGTTTGACTATAAGTCATTAATTTAAAATCAGTAGTGTTATGAGGATTATATATTATAACTTCAAACTGTGCTAATTCTTGTGAACCAGCACCTATTGGTCTTCCTAATCTCATAAGATTTGTTAAACTTCCATTTGAATCTGTTTGTTGATCACCTGTATCTGCTCCTATGAAAGTCCATTGATAAACATTATTAGCAGCAATATCAGAACCACCTGAACTTGCTTCAAAAAATCTCATATATAGTTCTGCGTTATCAGTAGCATTATGAAAATCACTTATTACAACACAAAAATCTGTAAAGGATGATGAGAAACCTGTAAAATCTACTTGATCTACTCCACTTGTTACATTCGTTTGTGATATAAACTCCCACATTCCACCACCTTTGATGTGACTAAAATCTACTCTTTTTAAAGTTCCAGCATCTGAAACTAATAACTCGTCTGTGTCTGCTGGTGTTGCACCTAAAGCTGTATGACCTGTAATAACATTTGCGTTAAGGTGTTCGTTCTCAACTGCGTTGTCTGCTATCTTTGCTTCTGTTACCACATCAGCACTTAAATCACTTGATGTAATAACTTTTGGTGCTGGTGCTTGTCCAATGTAAGGCACTTAAAACTCCTATGTTATTTCTAAAATACTTAATGTTGCATCTATCTTTGCAGATACAGAACAATCAATTTTTAAAACGTCTGTTGCTTGTAATACTACTTTACCACCTGATAAAACTTCTAGAGAAGTTCCAGCAGGAATCGTTACATCTTTTACTACAAAAACGTCCTCGTTAGTTTCTGTGTCTGATGTATTAGATTCTATTTTAACACTAGCTGTTACTGAAGCTGTGTGAATATTACAAAGTAACAAACCAATGACTACTGTTGTTGTAGATGATTTTCCTGTGTACAAAGTTAGAGGTGTTCCAGCACTTGCTGGCATTGCTCCATTAGTTTTTACTTTAAATGTATTTGCCATATTACTATCCTAAAGCTATCGCAAGCGGTAAAGCATTTGGGTCAGACTCTGTAATAGAACCTGTAACCGATGCTGGACTCGTTATTGCGTTTGATGAAATGTTGATACTAAATAATTCTAAATTATCTGAACCATCATTAATTTTTACTTTTAAAAATCCTGTTGTTCCAGTATCTACCCAAATTGTTCCTTGTGCAACTGAAGATGGTGCTGAACTTCCAAGATGTGAGGTGTTTATAGCACCTAATATATTATTAAGTTCTGTTCTAAAACTTGCAAATCCTTGATTCGCTAAATCTACATCTGATACTTGACTCATAACTTCTTTTACTCCTTTAGCTTGTTGATTTCAACCCAAAACCTACGACCTGATAATCGAATGTTTTTGATATACCTGTATTACTACTATTAAAAAACCTAATTGTAAAACCATCTTTTGACTTACTTGTAATCTGATAATAGTCCCCTGTGGCTAAACCTTGTGCTGATATTCCTATACTTGGGGTAGCAAAAAATGAATTTGTATAAGTGATTGTTGAGCCTGATGCTGAAGCTACAACATCTTCTCCTGTTTCTGTTCTTCGTTCAAAATTTGCAGTAAATTGTAAGGTATGAACTTTGGCTCTAACTTTATTATCCTCACTTGTAAGTTTACATTTAAATTTGAAAAATCTGCCTTTAATAGTTTTTTGCTGTGCTATCTTACTAAAGGTCGTAATGTTATCTAAGCTAGTATTATCTGAACCCACTAGAACTTCTGCACCGCATTGTATTTCAGGAGAGCCATCAAAAGGTGCTTTTGCATCTTCAAAATTAGTTGCACCTCTACCTGAATCAAATAAATCATACTCATCTTCAGCAGACATACCAATTATTGCACCAATATTTAAATCATAAATGGCATCTAAAGATAAACTGTTTGAGAATTGATATTCACCAGATGCTTTAATATTCCCACCAAAATTAGTAGGATTTGATGTTGAGTCTGTTCCGCCTAAATCAAAAAAACCCTCTGCTGAATCAATATTGCCTACTAAACTATCTGTTTGAGTAATTGTGTCTAAAATAAGAACTAAACGACCAGCGTTGTCTGTTGATAATGCTGTGCTTGTATCTCTTGTTCCTAAAAAATCTGCCATTATTCACTCACAGTAAAAACATTTACAAATTGTTGCAGACCTGAAATATTAGTAGATACAATAGATGCGTTGGCACTACTGTTTCCCAATTTATCAACTGCTTTAATACAATAACTGCCAACTTGTGCGTTGACAACTAAAGAGTTTGATTTTCTTCTAACAACTTTTGCAAGAGGTGTACTTTCATTCCAAGTCGCACCACTTGTTACATTTTGGTATCTAATCTCATACCAAGAAATATCTAAATCAGTTACAGGAGTCCAAGATAACTCCATTTGATTTGAACCTACTAATGATACTGATAAATCTGTTACGTCTTGTGGTGTTTCAGTTGCACCAACTACTGTATGTGTTGCAGATATAAAGCTAGATGAAACTCCAAGTGCATTAATAGCTTTAGCCCTTACTGTATAATTTTCATCATCTATCACGTTCAAAAATTCATGTCTAAGTTCAGTTCCGCTTGATATAATTTTAAAATTAGATTCAGATGTTTTCTTTGCTTCAACTTGATAGTATTGAACAAAAGAATCAGGTGATGCTGTAATAAGTATATTTAATCTAGTAATTACAACTCCATCAGCATATTCAATCATCTCATCACTAAGTGTTATTGCAGATGGTGGTTGAATAACAAAAGGATTTGGTAATGTTGTTGATGGTGTGCTTGAAACCTGATTTTTTGATGCAAAAGTGTAATGTGAGTTTTGATGTTCAATAAGATTCAAACCAACTGTAAAATCTTCGTTAAAAGATATGCTGTTTACTCTAAATGCTTTTGCACTAAATCCAAGAGAAGCATGAGTTATATTTACAATATCTCCAATCGCTAAATCGTAAGCATCACCCCCAGCATTGATATTAAGTTTTTTAGCTTCTCTGCTTCGTCTTAAAATAATCTCTGCCATCTCCTCTGCTTGATAAGGACTTGTTATTGTCTGAAAGTCAAACCTACCCTCTAATAAAAAACCACCATCAGCAGTTTTCATTGTTGCGTGTTGGTCTGCACTTGCTAAACCTGAGTCATCTACTGGTGGAAACTGAACTTCATCTACTTGAAAGTTTCTATCAGGGTTTACAAATGAAACTATTACTCTATTATATTTGTTGTTTTTTTCTTCACTTGCTAAACTATATCCACCAAAAATATCATCTTCATTCAAAGTAATTGAAGCTGAACCTGTTGTCTCAATAACTAATTTATATTTACCACCAGTATAAGGTAAAAAACCTCTGCACCCTCTCAGGAAGATTCTTGTATTATCAATTATAGTTTTTGAGGTATCAATTATTGCATTGCAATCAAAAAGGTTTATATCACTGCCTCCACCAAAAGGTGTAACCTGTGTGATGCAAACTTGTGATGCGTCTCTAAAACTCTGTAAATCTATATCTGTTGTTGCTAAACCTTTTCCATATCTTGAATTTCTTAAATAGTCTAATAAACAAAAAGCTGGATTTGAAGAAAAAGTTGGAGATGATTCAGATAAGTCAGAAGCTAATGTAACAACTTTTTTACCTTGTATTTTTGCTTGTACTTTTGGAACACTTCCAAAAATATCTTGATTCCATTTAAATCTCAAAGCTAGATATGCAATGCCTGATAATTTATGGTTGCTTCCCCAACTTGATAGTGTTGATAATAAACTCGATGCACTTTGACTATCACTACCAAAATGAGGTTCTATTCTTATGTATGAAACAGCATCTTTATAAAAATTAGAATCTGAACTTGCTACGTCTCTCTGTGTGTTATCTGATAAAGCACCATCGAATGTTACTACTTTGTCATCTACTCTTATTTCAGATATGGCATTTATCTCACCCTCAGATAAAACTAAAGCCATGTATAAAAATTCATTATCTGTTCCTGATGTTTGTAAAAAAACTCTAACACCACCAATAAGTCTTTCTCCATAGACAATAGGAATATTTGCGTCATTTGATTGTTTGTTAAGAAGTATGCCTTTTTCGAATTGGTCAAAATCTGTTTCTCCAAACTCAGGTATTTGTGGTTGCGGTGCTAACCAAGATAAGGCTTTGCTAACAACCTTTATTGGAAACTCAATTACTTTTTTAACTGCACCACCCATTTAATTATGAAACTCTCTTTTGTATTTTTTGCCTATTCTGTAAATATTATTTTGTTTATCAAGTCTTAACCAATTAATAGATTCATTTGTTCTCAAATAACCTTTAAAATAATTATAGACCCATCTCATTACTTCTTTTGCTTTTCTTAAAATAACAATATCATAAAGCCAAAGTTTTTTACCTGAGTTCCACTGGTTTTTATTCAAAGAACCTGTTTTAGTATAATATTCTTCGTCTGTATTGTTCAATCTTGCCCAGTTAACAAAACCATAAATACCTTTTGAGTCCTCAAATATTTTGTATTGATTTAAATTTATTGATGGCATCAGATGATGATACAATTCTTGATAAGTGTTGTTCTTATATTTATCAAAGTTATGAAAAAAAATTATCAGTTGATTCATCATGTTCTTCCCCATTTAATATCTTGTACTGTTTCACTTGAATAATCCATACCAACATCAGTTGAAAAAAATCTTTGTTGAGATGTATTATTTGTTTTTCTTCCGTTTGTTTTATCAAAATCTGCCCAATGAGAAACAACTTTAAATATTATATTACTATCTTTACCTTGTTCAGATATTTCAAAAGTATCTATTGTGCCTTTATAAAGTAGGAAAGGGTCTGCAATAAGTGTGTTGGTATCGTTAAGAAAACCTCTAAAAATTGTTACAGAATCATTTACTACATTCTCGTTAAGTGCTGTTGAAATAAATGTTTGGTCTGCACCAGACAAACCAATATTCAAAGTTGTTTTTGTTATATCTACTTCTTCAGAAAAATTAGATAAACCCATGATAAAACTTGATGCTGAATATGTAACGCTTGAACCAGATACTGAACTTGTCAATGTAAATGAACAATCAGTAATATTAACTGGCGTACTAAAACCAAAAGTAATTAAATGAACAGGTCTAATATCATTAGTTGCTAATTCATTTTTTATTGCTGTCGATAAACTTCTCGTCATAATCTTCTATTGTTTTTCTCCTAACTTTCATGTCATTATAGACGACCCATTTTGCAGTTTTACTAGGAAACTCTCTTTGTTTCAATTTTAAATTTTCTGCGTCAATCTCAGATGCTTCAACAATCTCTTCAGCTAAAACATCTACATTGATAAAGTATTTTATTTTATAATGCTTCTTCGACATCAAGTTCAAATTTGTATAGTAGGTTTCCATCTTTATCTGCACCTACAACACCAAACTCTTGAATATCATTAGTCAAATGCACAGTAAAAGGAATATTGTCATAACTCACAGTTTCATCATCTGCTAATGCAGAAACTAAAGGTGGTTCTATCGTAACTGTTGCAGAGTTGGATGAACTTGTTACATCTGAGACAACCATATAGATTTTAGTATGACCATTGAATTTAATAAAATCACCAGCTTTTAATCTTCCTGAGCCATCACTAGCAAAACCATCAATAGCAATAGTAGTATCGCCAGCAGTGTGACTTCCATTTACCGCAAGTGTTCCTGTTTCATTTCCTCTAGCATCTTCTAGTTCAGGAGGAATAATTGTAAAATTTTCTTTGCTACTTCTTTGTTTAATAATGAAAGCCATTAACTCTCCATAAATATCACTTCTTTTTCCAGTAATAATAGATGCAGTAAAACCAAATCTTTGACCATCTATTTGTCTTGCAAATTTTTTACCACTATCGCTTTTAGAAATAATAGTTGTTTGGATAGATTTAATACCCATTGATTGAAAATTAGCTGTTGATATAGGAAATGCACCACTCATTAAATTAAACTTGGAACTCCTCTCTCATTTACTGACTCATTAATAATTCTTGATATTGTTCCTCTTCTTTCTACTAATAGTCTGTCAATACCTGAAGCATCAACTGCATTTATTGTAAAGTTTACATTTACAGCTTGACCATCCATTCCTCTTGCATTTTGTGTAATCTGTCCTGTTTGATTTGGAACAAATAATTCAGCACCTCTTTCGCCTACAACTATTGGTTTTCCTTTTGAAACTGCACCACCATGTTGAAAACCCATAAATCCAAATATAGCCATAGGGTTTCCTGACATAGCCATCATGGCAGTTTGAATTTGGAGTTGTCTTTTCATTTCTCCAGTTTTAGCTTTCTCAACTGCAAGTTCTTTTTGCTTTAAAACAAATTGAATTGCCATTCTAATTCCCATTTCAATAATTGCTGATAATAACCTTACTGCAACTTCTTGTGCCATTTTTCTAAATGTATCTGCTAATTTTTCTCCCATGATAACTGACCTTGCTATACCATCACTTGTTTTTTTAATTCCAGAATTTACACTTTTTGCAATTATTTCACCAATAGTAGTCAAATTAGTTTTCATTTTTTGTAAAGCCTCAGTATTCAAATCTGCTATTGTTGTCTTTAATGCTCTAAAATTTCGCAAAATAGCTTCACCAAAAGTTTCTCTTTTTCCTTTATTTATTGTAGTGGTAGTAACACCCTCAAAATCATTTGAATTTTTTCCTTGAATTTGTGGTGGAAATAATGCGTCTCTAAGTTCTAAAACCTTTTTTATTATTTTATCTAAATGGGAAATGATAGCAATACCACCAGCAATTAATAAATTTTTTCTTATTGTTGCGTTGAATCCCAGCATAGCACCATTAGCAACTCCTATTGCAACTGCCATATTATGAAAAAACGCTACAACTTTTAAACCAATCAAAACTCTCAAAGCTAAAATAATTAAATCAATTTGTTCTTTAAGAAATACTAAGAGTTTTGATGTAGTTTGAATAACATTACCTAATCCTCTTCCAAAAGAATTACCGAACTCAGCTATTGCCCTTTTGTTTTCTTCAACTTCACTTTTAAGACCTCCAAGCTGTTCTTTTAATACTCCAAAAAAACCCTCTGAAACTTCAACTTGAAATATAAAAAAAGCATCTTTTAAATTTGATATTGTTCCAAATAATGTTTGTGCCAGTTCATCAATTAAATTACCAAACTTACCACCTGTTCCAAATGCTTTTGCTAAACCTTTAATTGATTCATCTGTGCTTACTTGAACACCCTCTTTGAAACCAGCCATAGCACGAACACCTCTTTCTCTAAATAGTTCAGCACTACCTATACCAGCAGAAAATGACCTTTGAATTTGTAAAGATGCTAAAGCAAAATCTCCACCTAAAACTGTTGCTGTATTACCTGTTATTTTTAATAATTCATCAAAACTGATACCTAACGATTCTGCTTTTTCTGAAACTGTGGCTAATGCAGTAATACCTTGTTGAATATTTCTTAGTTCAAATGGTGTGCCAGATGCAAAATCTGTTACTTGTTTTAATGCTTTTTTACCTCTTTCTGCCGAACCAAATAATGCTTTTAATTGAACTCCCAAATTTTCTATTTGAATACCAGCATCAAAAAAACCTTTTAAAACAACACCAGCACCAATACCTATAAAAGCGTTTCTTAAATTAAAAACAGATTGTCTAACTTTTGATAAATTTGCTTGTACTCTTCCTAATGCTTGTTTGCTTTTATCTTGTGCTACTACATCTATTTTAAGTCTTTGATTTGCCATATTCTATTTTCTTATTTTAGCGGTTGTCTTTTGATTATTATAATCATTTTGTTCTTTTTTCAAGTAAGCAACCCAAAGATTAAAATGTGAAACAGGCATTTCTAATACCTTTTGTAAAGGAAGTTTTAGTCTATCAGCGACCACTAATACTGTTCTTATATCAGAGTCGCTATTTACTTTTTTTCTGCTAATTCGTAACTAGAGTCTGCAAGAATTAAATTTGATATTCTAGCGATTACGTTTGAATCTGCGTTTCTTTTTAATTCAAATTTATCTTCAAGTTTAAACGCTTTTTTTAGATTACCTTTTTCATCTTTTACTTGAAGTTTCATCACAATCAAATCAACTAAAACTGTTAAATCTTGAAAGTTATTGGACTTTTTGAATATTATGTTTTTTTCTTCAAGTGTTAAAGGTTCAGAATAAAATAATGATGGATTACCTTGTTCGTCTTTCCATTCTGGAACTTCAATAGTTATCGTTTGCAGAGTCTCAAAATGAGATTTAACTCTATCAAGTATTGACATATATTATTATTCAGTTCCGATTGTTAAAGCACCAGTTCCTTGAAATGTAACACTTCTAGCAACAATTCCGTCTAGTGGTTGATTTACACTCATACCAGTTATGATACCAGCACCCTCAAATTTTCTATCACCAGCAGATGAACCCTCTGGTAATAATTTGAAAGTAACACTAGCACCAGCAACTAATTGTGTTTGCACACTATCAGCTTCGTCGAAGTGCATTTCTAAAGTTCCTGAAAATGATGTTCTACCAGCAATAAATGTTTTTGCTGAGTCTGCCATTTTT